GATTTGATCTCTGAAACTCAAAGTAGACTTGATAGCATAAACGATACTGTCGGAACTATATCTAAACAACTTAGTACATTAGATATAGTCAAATTTGTTATTAGTGAAGAAGGCGTAAAGTCGTATATCGTAAATAAGTTACTAGAACTTTTAAATAGCAAGCTATATTATTATCTTAAAAAACTTGATTCGAATTCTGTTTGCGTTTTTGACGAATACTTTGAAGAACAAATTGTAAATGATAAAAATAAAATTTGTTCTTACTTTAATTTTTCGGGGGCAGAGCGTAAATCAATAGATCTTGCTTGCCTGTTCGCCTTTTCGGATATTAGGCGCATGCAGGGTGGAGTAAGTTATAACATTGCGATTTACGATGAGCTGTTTGACTCGTCGTTTGACGAAAAGGGTATTGATTTAATTACAGATATATTAAAAGAGCGTGTGAATACACTTGATGAATGTTCTATAGTCATTTCACATAGAAAAGAGTCGATTAAAGCCGTAACTGGAGATGTTATTTTCTTAGAAAAACAAAACGGTATAACAAGGCGTATTGATTATCTAGATTATTAATGTAAATATAACATATATGTTTGCGCAGCCTTTTGCTAGTCCTTTTTCACAACCTTTTGCAAATCCATTTGGGGTTCAACCTACACCGCGTCAAGTAGCTATACCAGAGCAACCTAGAGAGCTCTCACTACCGAGATATGTTAATTATCTTGCAGATTATTCTGGCTGTGGATTCTGGAGAATATTGTGGCCTGAAAAACATATTAATGAAACAGGTGCAGGTTGTTCGACTTCCCTTACCGCTATGGTGTTTGATCCAAGATGGTATACAGGAGTTAAATCTGTTAAAGTACAACGACAGGCATCAAACGATCAAAAAGAATTTATCAAGTACCTAAAGCAAGTCCAACAAGATCATAAATTTAAATTAATTTATGAGGTTGATGATGTGGTGTTTAGAGAAGACATTCCTGATTATAATAAGTTTAAGTTTGCTTTTGATAATGACGAAATTCGTAATAACTGTATTGAGATTATCAATATGTGCGACGAAGTTACCGTTACTTGCGAGTATATGAAAAAGCTATACCAGGAAAGAACGGGTAAAAAAGAAATAACTGTAATACCTAACTTTGTGCCCTATTCTTGGATGGGTCATGTTTATGATAAGAGACGTGTCTACGATGCGTATGATAAAAATAAGAAAAAACCTCGTGTTCTATATACAGGATCAGGAGCTCATTATGATGTAGATAATAAGAATGGTGGCGTTGATGACTTCTCGCATGTGTTAAATTTAGTTGAAAAGACTATTGATAAATATCAGTGGGTGTTTGTAGGAGCATTTCCACCACCATTAATGAGGTACGTGCAGCAGCGAAAGATTGAATTTCACCCTTGGCAAACACTAGCAGATTATCCTAGATTCATCGCGGGGTTAAATGCACAGGTGATGATAGCTCCCCTGCTTGATAATAGCTTTAATAGATCAAAGTCAGATATTAAGTTTATTGAATCATGCGTAATGGGACTTCCTTGTTTAGTACAAGATATGGAGACATATAAAAATGCTCCTGCTTTCCTTAAATTTAAGACAGGCGACGATTTAGAACAAAAGCTTGAAGCCATACTTAAAAACAAGCCCAAGTATTACAGCAATGTCGAAATGTTTAGAAGTATTGGAGCGCAAAGGTTCCTAGAGCTTCCAGAAAATATTGGCTGCCATCTTGAGGCACTCAACACGCCTTATGGCTCCTCTGAAAGAAAATATCTTAAGAGATGGAATAGTTGAATTCAATCTCAGTAAAGCTATAATAGCTTTATATGGCTTATAGAAACTGCGTATATAGTAGCCGAACTCAATCAGTTCGGCTATTTACTTGGGATACAGAAGGTAAGCGTGTGCATTATGATGTGTCAGTATCACCCTATCTTTATATTGAGGATAGTAACGGAGATAAAACAACTATTTTTGGTACTAAGGCTAAGAAGAGAATTTTTAACAATGGTTACGAACGTAATAAGTTTATACAGGACTCAGGCATTAAGAGAGTGTATGAAAATTTACCTCCAGTTCAGCAATATCTACTAGACACTTTTTGGACGGAGAATGAGAAGCCTGAGTTTACAAAAAACGATTTAAAAGTAACATTTATAGATATTGAGACATACTCTGTTGATTCATTTCCTGACGTTGACGACCCGCAGCATACTGTAAATGTAATTACTTGCTACGACAACTTTACAAAAAAGTTTCATACATTTGGTATTAAACCTTATACAGGTGATAATAAGCAGGTAAAGTATACACACTGCAGAAATGAACGAGATTTATTCATTAAGTTTATTGAATATATTGAAAGTGATTATCCCGATGTATTAAGTGGATGGAACTCAGAGTTCTTTGATATACCCTACATTATTAATAGGTGTGAGAGAATTCTTGGGCAGGAGTATGTAAATCGTTTATCACCTACAGGAAATATTTACCATCGCGAAGTTATGGGTAAATTTGGTAGGCAGCAAAAACGATACTATATTGAAGGCGTGTCGTGTATCGACTACTTAGACATCTACAGAAGATTTTGCCTTAAACTAAGAGAATCGTACAAGCTCGACGCTATTGGTGAAATAGAATTAGGTGAAAGAAAAGTTGACTACGGGGATATGAATCTATCTACTTTAGCAGATACAGATTGGACTACCTTCGTTGACTATAACATTCAGGATGTTAATCTCCTAGTCAGACTAGAAGAAAAGTTACAGTATGTTGTATTGCTACGAATGTTAGCATATGTAGGTCTAACAACCCTTGAAGGTGCTATGGGAACTATATCGGTAATTAACGGCGCGTTGACCATTAGGGCTAGAAAGCGTAAAGAAGTTTTATCTACTTTTATTCGCAATCAAGGAGCTGGTAAGAATCCGGGAGCATATGTTGCTGAGCCTAAAAGTGGATTTAAAAATAACGTAGTATCTTTTGATGCTAACTCACTTTATCCTAACATAATGATATCTTTAAATTTGTCTCCTGAGACAAAAATAGGTAGGATTGAGAAAAATGATAAAGGTAATATTAACATCTATCACGTATCGGGAAGATGTATAGAACTCGCTCCTGATAAATTTAGTACGTTTATTAAATCAGAAGAATGTTCAATAACAAAGGCAGGGTTTTTATTTACACAAAAGAAAAAAGGCATTATACCAGAGTTTCTTGATTATTATTACAACGAGCGCGTTAAAATTAAAAAAGATTTATTCGAGACCAGGCAGCAGCTTACAAAGCTCAAGTCTAATGATGAAGAGTATACATCATTAAAGTATGAAGTTGAAAGACTTAATACAAAGCAAATGGTTATTAAGATTCTCGTGAATAGTTGTTATGGATACATGGGCAACAAGCAGGCACCAATTGGAGATGATGATATTGCCTCTTCAGTAACCTTAACGGGACAGGCAATTATTAAACAAGCAGGAAAACTACTTCAGGACTATCTTACTACTAAGTATAATGTTACAGATAAAAATACCCTGGAGCAAAGCTGGGTTTATTCTGATACCGACTCATGCTACTTCTCGTTAGATTGTATTAAGGACCGTGTACCTATTAAAAAGGAGAGCGACATTAATCCGGAGTTTTATAATGTCGTGCAAGACATTGAAGATCATCTTAATAATAACATTACATCATGGGCGGAAAAGACTCTACTGACAAAAGATAGTAGATTTGTTTTTAAGCGAGAGTGTATAGCAGATGTCGGGCTGTTCTTACAAAAGAAGAGATATGTAATGCATATACTTGACGATGAGGGTATCAAGGTAGATAAGTTTAAATATACTGGGGTAGAGGTAGTTAGAACCTCTATGCCTAACGCGGTTAAGCCTTATGCTAAGAAGATAATAGAGACTATGCTACTCACTCAATCGCATCATCTAACAAATAACCTATTAAAAGAAACATATGAAGTGTTTAAGACGCTACCTATCGAGGATATTGCGTTTGTTATGGGCGTTAAGGGTTATGAAAAATATGCTACCAAGTGTAGGGAGTTTAGTATAGCAAAGGGTACTCCCGTGCATGTAAAAGCTGCATACCTTCACAACTTTATAAATAAAAAGCTAGGTGTAGATAAAAAGTATGAAGAAATTTCATCGGGAGATAAAATTAGATTTTATTATACTCTTCAACCAAACAAGTACGGTATTGATGTTGTAGGATTTAAGTATAATAGACCTGATGAGTACGACGATTTATTTAAAATAGACTATGAAAAAATGTTTGAGAAAATTCTTTATAACTCTATTGAAAGGTTTTATGATAATGTAAAGTGGCAGATACGAAAGCCTACTGATAACGTTCAGACAGAGCTCTTCGAACTTTTCAGTTGATTAAAATATATCTGTAAATAATTAATTCTATGGAATACTTAGATAGACCCGCACTTGATGATACCCCTAAAGCACATCCTGCTTATTTTAGAGGTAAGGCTAATGGAATTAATTCCGTTTTAAAGATTGTTTCTGATATTATGCTGGGACTAGATAATGGTTCCGGTGCTAATAACCATCCCGGAATCGAGCAAATGAGACAAGCTCTTCTCGTATGGCGTGATGAAGTAAATCAATCTTTAAGTAAAAAAAGTTGAAAAAAATAAAAAATAAAATAATATAACTATATGAGTCAAATTAAAACAATCGTAGATCACATCGGTAGAACAGTTATTGGTGAAGAGGTTAATCAAGATGATAAGACAATTACTCTTAATAATCCTGTCATTATTCACGTTCAGCCAAATCCGCAAAATGGACAACTTCAGGTTCAGTCCTTTCCTTATATCTTTATGGAATTTCTAACAACTGAATCGCGTGATAAAAATCATTGGACATTCAATAAGTCACATATCGTTCTTTCAGAGGTTGAACTTGACAGTAAGATTATTATGCAATATAATAATATTAATACTCCACAACCTCAAGCTTCTCAAGGTTCACCCGAAGTTATCAAGTTATTCGAAGACTAATATAATTAAAAAACATAACTAACTATAAACCTCTTGTGCCTGGCACAAGAGGTTTTTTTATTGACTTTTTTCCGTTTTATTTTATAATAATTTCATGGATAAAGATGTTAAAAGCGCGTTAGATGAAATTGATGATATAAATCCTTTCGCTACTTATTTGAGTGATAGTACACTAAGCCGCGTTGGAGGTTGGGTAGATACAGGTAGCTATGTCCTTAATGCTATTATCTCGGGATCAATTCATGGGGGGATTCCTAAAGGTCGTGTTACGATGTTAGCAGGTGAATCAATGACTGGTAAGTCGCTTTTTGTTCAAAAGATTCTCGCTAAGGCTCAGCAAGAGGGTCTTGTTCCAGTTATTTTCGACACAGAAAACGCTATTGACCCAGAAGGTGCAGCTCGACTAGGTCTAGATATTACTAAAGTAAAGTATGTGCCGTGCGTTAGTATCGAACAAACACGTAACGCCTTGTTTAAGTTTCTTACGTCGGTAAAAGAGAAAAAGCTTGAGGGTAAGTTTATTATTGCAATTGACTCTCTAGGTAACCTTCAATCAGAACTCGAACTAGCTCGTATGGGTAAAGATAGTACATCCGCCGATATGGGTACTAAAGCACGTGCAATGAAGTCGTTAATGCAAACATGTACCAATCTTGGCGCAGTAACTCAGACTACTATTCTTTGTACAAACCACGTCTATGATGATCCAGCTGCAATGTTTCCATCAATTGAAAAACATATGCCAGGTGGTAAAGCATGTGTATATCTTCCATCAGTAACAGTTCAACTTGCACGTAAGCCGATGAAATCAGATGATGGTAAAACAACAGACGGTGAATTAGCTGTCGGGCAAAAATCTTATGCAGGTATTATTATTAGAGCTCTTACGCGTAAAAATAGATTTATTAAACAGTATCTCGAAGGCGAGATGTACCTATCCTTTGCTAACGGACTGGATAGGTATTATGGCTTGCTCGATCTTGCGGTCGGTCTCGGTGTAGTTATTCAGAACGGATCGACATATGCTCTTGAAGATGGAACTAAGCTAGGGTATTATCGTAATTTTAGAAAAGACACAACGTTGTGGGAAGAAACTATTCTTCCGAGATTAGACAGTCGAATTAAAAATGAATGGTCATATGGTAATCTTGAAGAAGAAACTCCAGAGGAAATAAACGATGAAGTATAAAGCATACAAAGCTGTAGACTACATACAGTGGGTGTGGAAAAAAGTGTGGAACATTGAGCACTCTAAATCTAAAATTAGACAGGATTTGAAGCAGGGAGCAGTTAAATTAAACGAAAGAAAAATAAAAGAGACAGATTTTTTTATATTTAGAGATGAAAAATAAATTAGTATTAGCATTTTCAGGCGGTGCAGATAGTTCTGTACTTCTCTTTATGGCAGCGGAGAGAGGCTATAAGGAAATTCATACCGTTACTTTTGATTACGGTCAAAGACATCGACGTGAGATGCAGTGTGTGCCTCTCCAGAAATGGGATCTTGAAGAGAAATACCCTAGTGTTAAATTTACAAATAAAGTATTAGATGTAAGCTATCTAAAGGATATCTCTCCTACATCTTCGTTAACTAATCTTGATATTGATAATCCTGATATAAGTAAAATCGCTGGTGATGCACAACCCGTTTCATATGTTCCGTTTCGTAATCAAATGTTTATTACGATTTGCTGTGCTTACGCGGAAAGTCTCGGTGCAGACACGGTTTGGTACGGTGCTGCGCAAGTAGATTCGCTAGCTGGCTACTGGGATGGCTCGCAAGAATTCGTCGATAGTATAAATCAGTTAGCAGCTCTCAACAGACAGCATAGGATCCTCATTGAAGCTCCATTGCTCTCCTTGTCAAAAGCAGATATCATACGAGAAGGCGTAAAACTAGGCGTTCAGTTCGAGAACACATGGACATGTTATAGTAACCGCGAGGATGGTCTTGCTGATGCTACTACACCGTCGAGTAGTTTGCGAGTTCAGGGCTTTATTAGCGCTGGATATAAGGATCCCATCAAGTACCTTCAACAGGATAAGCTTGATGGGATATTTAAAGAAAAGAATTGTAAAGAATTATAATCCGTATCTTCTAAGCTCATCTAATTGATAAGACGTCTTAGGTTTGTATCTTTCTTTGAAAGATAGATTTTGCTGAGGTTGTGATCTTCTAACGCTATCACTCTTTGTCTGCTCTGTAAGATATATAGCAGTGGTTATATTAACATTTTCTTGTATCTGTATAGTATCGGGTATTTTGTAGGTTTGACGCATTTCTTGTTCTGTTTTTCTAAATTCATCTCTCATACGCGTAACCCGGTCAGATTTACCTGATAATCTAGCTGCTGTTCCTTCATCTCTAAGAGCTTGTAACTCATTTTGTACTCTTTCTCTATCCTCATCGTTTTTAATTCTAGCTAAAAACTCATCTGTACCACCTCTTGATGCAATATCTCCTGCAATTTCTTTACCGGCTTGATATCCTTTAGAAGCTAAATGACTGCCTCCTACTGCTGTACCGACTAGCGCTGCGGCTCCCGCTAAACCTCTACCTACACGTTTTGCTGACTCCATGTCAAATTTTTCTGTAGTTAAGGATTCATTACCTCTAACTATCTTTACAGGTCTAGGCTCATCTTGATATTTCTTAACAAAGCCAATAAGTCTTTGTAAATAAGGATCATTCGTTGTTGATTCATCTTCTGCTTCTTCTGTTGGATATTCTTCATCTTCTATAGAAGTTGCTCTGAGATTACCAATCATGTCCTCCTTACTACCCATATCTGGCTCATGTATAACAACACCTGCACCACCATAAGGCTTAAGATCATCCGCGATTTGTCTCTCAATCTTTTCAACCCCCATCTTAGATATTATTTTACCAAGCTTACTAGATGTACCAAATACAACATCAATACTTCTACCTTCTACCTCAATATCACCCTCATCTACAAACTTCGAAAGATATTTAACAATTTGAGTAATATCACTTAAATCACTATCTCTATCTGCGATTATTTCCAACATATACTCACTACTATAAGATGATTCTAATGAACCGATAAGATCGTCATACATGTTTACAGTCTGGCTCATAGACGACATCGCACTTGCTGTCTCTTTTTTACGCTCTAGTCTCGCTACCTTCTTAGCCGCTTTAAGTTCGGTGTTAAGCTTATTAACTTCGTAGCGTTGCTGAGCTGCATCTGTTCTATTACCAGTGGTAAAGCTTACTTTATTTTCAAGTTGATCTTTAATATGAGCTTGAATTTCATCACGCTTAGACTTTATCCTAGAAGCTATTCCATTTGCTTCAAAATATTCAACCATTCTGCTAACTGACGGGTCATTTTTAAACATTCTTACAACAGAATCGTCAATAATATCCAAATCAAACAAAATACCTAGCATCGCTAAGCGACCTTCACGTGTACCAGAAGAAGCACCTCTCGATTTAGCTAATGAACGAGCTTGACCTTGAAATCCAGGCATTATCCTGTCCATTGGTGAATCTTTAGCTTCGTTTAAAGAAGTTAACCTTGATAGTAGCTTTGTAAAGGAACTCATATACTATATTTATACAATATGCAATTAAATTGGAAAGATTTTAACGAAATGTCGTTTAATAATATCTGCAAGTTGCCAGGAATCGGTAAAAAAGCAGCAGAACGCATTATTGCCAATAGACCTTTTAGATCTAACAATGATCTCTTTAAAATAAAGGGATTAGGTACTAGAACTCTCAAGAATTTAGGTATTGAGAGGGTAAAAAAAGAGAGAAAATCATGGTATCTAATGGAAGACGGTATAGAATACCCTGATTTTGCACTTGCCAAAAACATTCTTACAGGAAAAATTGATTTTTTCTGGAGAATTCCGAAAGATAAACGAGAATACCTTGTAAAGTAATGTGTGCTATAGTAGGAGCTAGTAATGTATCAAAGTTTGAAGTTATGTATGCTGGTAATTTACCACGCGGTAATTTTGCTACTGGAGTTGTGTGCTTGCATAATGGAGACGATCAAATGGTCATTAAGAAACAAGGGACGTTAGATTTTGATCAAGTAAAATTAGATAATAGATGTGATTATTTTGTAGGACACGTTCAGGCACCTACATCTGCTAAGCGTACATGGTCATATGATACGTCACACCCTTTCGAATCACTATCTTGGTCAGTGGTTCATAATGGAGTACTTACTAACCACGAACAAATTAGAGCTAAGTACATTGATTGGGATGTTAATCCTGTGGATACAGCTGTAATTTCTAATCTATTACAACAATTTACTGAAGAATGTAAAGGCGAATGTCCTGCACATGAGATAATTAAAAGAGTATTGAATTTACTAGAGGGTACTTTTGCGTTATGTATGATAGATACTGACTGTAACGACGTTTATATTGCTAGACAGGGCTCAATTCTACACTATAACGATCATGGAGATTTTTCTACTATAGGCGGTGAGGGGTTTAAGGTATTACCCGAAGGTACAATCTTAATGCTTACAGATTTCAAAACATGGGAAGTGATTAATCACTTCGAAACCAAATCACCATTCTTATTTTTATGAATATATTTTATTTTTCAGCAACCAAGGGGAGTAGAAAAGATACACTACTAGCTAAAAACCATTCTACTTACAATAGTTTTATTTTTAAAGAGAATAACGCAGAACCTCTTCCAAAAATATATAACAAAGCTATAGACTTTGCTATTGAAGAAAATTTTGACGCTATTGTACTATGTCATGACGATGTAATTATCGAGTCAGATCTTGCATATAGGTTACCTTCTATCATGCAAGATTTTGATGTTATAGGTGTAGCTGGTACAACAGAATGTAAACTACAAGAGCCAGCACTATGGCATATTATGGGAGGTGGATTTGGTAGTGGAAAACTTCATGGTGCAGTAGCGCATGGAGATGAAAAAAATAAAGCTATGACCTCGTTTGGGCCATATCCTAAACGCGTACTTCTACTAGATGGTGTGTTCTTATGTATTAAGAAAGAAGCCTTTACTAAGGTAAGATTTGATGAAACGAATCCAGCAGGATTTCATTTTTACGATCTTGACTACTCCCTATCTTGTCACAAAGAAAAACTTAAGCTGGGAGTATCGGATATTATGATCACGCACTCTTCACCTGGACTAAAAGAATTTACATCTGAATTTAATGAGGGTCAACAGTGGTTCTTGAACAAGTGGAGAGGTAAGCTATAATAAATATTGTGAGTAAACTAGATAATGATTATTTTGAAAAAGTGCTTTGTTATAAAGCACTTTTTGATTCTACGTATCTTGCATCTATTGCAGATTACGTAAAGCCTAAGTATTTTAAAGATAAAAATATTGCTAGTGTTTTCAGTATTATATCAGAGTTTTATGAAAAGCGTAGCAAGCTACCTACACTCACAGAAGTAAAATCATACCTAACTACTGATGAGCTTAAATCGTCGTTTAAGAACCTAGTAGAGTCACTTAAAGATATTGATAAAAATATCGATAAAGATGAACTGTATGATAATACAGAGCAATTTCTTAAAGAGAAAGCCGTATATAATACAATGCTAGATGTAGCTAGTGACATTTCTAAAGGCAATATTGATACGTCGCAAATCTTAGATAAGATTGAAAAGTCTTGTAATATTAATCTTGTTACTGATACAGGATTTGATCTATATAACAACATTGAAGTTCTTATTGACGATCTCTGTAACGTGCAAAAGTCTATACCTAGCACTTGGGAGTGGCTAGATGATGCTCTTAATGGTGGGTTTATGGAAAATGGTAGATCGTTGTATGTCTTTGCTGGTGAGACGAATATTGGTAAGTCTATCTTCTTGGGTAATATTGCTGCTAATATTGCTAGTCAAGGAAAGAATGTACTGTTGATTACATTAGAGATGTCAGAGCTACTATATGCTCGTCGTATATGTACTAATGTAAGTAAGATACCACTAAAAGATCTTGCAACTAACACGCACTCTTTAAGGCAAGCAATTAAAGATCAGAAAGAAGCGGATAAGGGTAGAATCTTTATTAAAGAGTTTCCTCCTTCTACTATTACTCCTAACCAACTCAAAGCATTCATAAAGAAGCTTACCGATACAGGTGTACCTATTCATGCCATCGTATTAGATTACCTTAACTTACTTCATTCCTCTGTAGGTACTAATTCTTACGAACGTATCAAGAACGTTACTGAGCAAGTTAGAGCCATGTCGTATATTTTTAATTGCCCTATTATATCAGCTACGCAGTTAAATAGATCAGGCTTTAATACAGATAACCCTGACCTTGCTACTATCTCTGAATCAGTCGGTCTGGCTGCAACAGCTGACGTTATCGTCTCCATCTTCCAAAACGAAGAAGATAGAGACCTTGGAATCATTAGATTGGGTATGATGAAGAATAGATACGGACCTAGAGGTCATACCCAACCTATGAGAATTGATTATTCTACACTCACTATTACTCAAGCTGAGAGTGACTCTATTAGCAGCGACGATCAGACACTCAACACGTTACAGTTTCTTGCTGGTTGATAAAGTTCCTTTACCTTATAAATAGGTAAAGTGAAAATTTTTGACTACTACAAAAACGATAAGTTAAAATCCAATATTCAAGCCTATCGAGAAGGTCGCCGCGATTTTAGCGTAGAAGAACTTAACGATATAAAGCTTTATATTTCAAGGTATAAAGATACAATAGACAATACCAATTTTTTTACTGGGTCGATAAAGGAATATAAGGTAGTAAGCTGCTTTGCAGAGGATTTTTACGAAGAGCTTCACTCAAGAATGATTAAAAATTTCGGAGCTGATATCGCGATAATTGTTATTCTAACTGAGCGAAGAATTATTTTTAAGAAAAATAACAAAACATGTAAACTTGATTTGTGCAAGCTCGCACATATTCTAAGCGATGGTGAGTGTGATGAATCTTCAGTTGATCTTGCTGCAGGTAAAATGACAGATAACTTTATTAATTTAACAAAGAAATTTATACAATGTTCATAAAAACTGTTACAATAAATCCCTCGCAGGATATAATAGATAGAGAAAGTGAACATATATTGTTATCCTTCTGTTCGTTTTGTACGTTATTAAAAGGAAAAAAATTATCATTCCAAAACGTTTTTATCTTAATTCTACAAGACGATAATTTACGTACTATATTAAAAGATCTTTTAGGAGTTGATTCTAATTACGAAATAGTTAAAATATTCTTAGAGTACGATCCAACTATAACTAAAAGTAAATATATAACAAAATATATTAATAGTAACAAGCGAAAATGCCTTTAACAGAAAAAGAGAAAGCTATTTATAACTCATACCTTATTGCAGGCAGGACAATAAAAAATAAACCGTTTAAACTAAGACAAGACTTTAGCTCTCTCGATGATCAATCTTATACAACGCTTAAAAAACTAAGTATCTTTTTCGAAAAAAATAATAATATAAGACATATAGATTTTTTTACTGCACCATACGATTACTACGGAGCTGAAAATTATTTTGATTTGCATTATTATCTTACAACTAGAGCGTTAAAATGTTACACTCTATATCAAAAGAAAAAAGAAACGCAGGACCCAGACGGTGAGAGTACTATTAGTAGGTGTAAGGAGTGCTGTTCGTTTATATACAAGTACTGTAAAGAAAATAACCTAACCTTACAAGAATATAAAAGTATTATTAACGGTACAACGCCAGTAATTATACAGCACTTAAGAGATCATAAAATTAATTTTTACGTACTTCACGGTCTGCAGTGTGATGCAACTATCAGACAGATAGAGTCAGAATTATTAGATTTCTTTGTGTCTAACTTTCAAAATTTACTAAATGAAACCAGAGTTAATTTTCAACGATCATCTCGGTTAAAAAATGTAATAAGAGAAGCATTTTCGATAATTGAAAAACAACTGTTGAAAATTAAAATAACGAGCCTAAAATAAAACATATAACAAACAAATAAAATTATGAGTACATTCAATACATCAATGTTTCAATCCATTAAAGACGCACTAGCAAAAAATGATAATGAAAATAACACAGCATCCTATACTGAAATCCTAAAAACTACCCCAGGTAATACATACACTGTAAGGTTG